GCGCTGTACGCAAAGCCGGTCAGCCGATTCTTCGGGAAGGCGGGTCATACGATTCAGGGCCGGGCGATGGACAACGCGCCACGCTGGGACGGCAACCTGGTCAACTCGATTGCGGTTGAGCGCGACACGGCGGTACCGGAGCGCTTTGTCCGGGTCGGGACGAATGCCGAGTACGCGGCCCCGGTGGAAGAGGGGAGCCGTCCGCACTGGGCACCGCTCACCGCACTCGCACCGTGGGCAGAGGATCACGGCATCGAGCCGTTTGTCCTGCAACGGCACATCGCGATACACGGCACCAAGCCGCACCCGTTCCTGCGCCCCGCGCTGGAAGACAGCGAGGCCGACATCCGGGGATTCATGGGGCAACTCGCGAACGACATTCGTGACCAAGCGAGCCAGACGCCATGAACAATCTGACCGCTGTCATCAATGAGATCGGGAAGGTGTGTCGGGATTCGCTGGATGTGGTCTACACGCCGGACAACCCGCCGACGTCTATCGCGGCGAATCAGTTCCCGGCGGCAATCGTCTACAGCCTGAACGGCGGATCACGACCCTACACCCACGATCCAAGCGTCCTCGAACGTGGAACCATCGTGGTTGACGTAATCGTGAAAGCGCTGGGCGTAGCGGTAGAGGAGTTGATTGCCGACGCGGTCACCCTGCAGGAACCGCTCGCACATGCGTTGTGGGCTGCCTGGTACACGCACCGGTTCGGCGGAGAGGCCATGAAACTCGGTGACGTGTCGTCAGAGCCAATCCGCTGGGAGGGGCCGATGCGCATGGACGGCTACGGCCAGAAGGCCATGGGATTCCGCTACCAGATCGACGTCGTTGTCCAGGAGGCGATATGAGCGAAGACCGCAACCCGATACAGGGCATATGGGCCGGACTGGTGACGTGGCAGTGTCCGATCAGCGGCTACACCGTCGCCGAAGAGCCCGGCATCGATGCCTACCAGCGGGTCAAGAACTACACCGAATCGATGTATCCGCCAGTGCCCAAACCAAAACCAACCAAGGTGGAGACACCTGAGCCAGTGAGCGAATCAGTCAGTACAGAGCCGACACCGGATCCGGTTGGCGGCAGGAAACGAAAGGAAACGGCGTAATGCCCAGAACCACGATTGCCGCCGTCGAGACGGGCGGTGGCTACAACTATGACGGCATTGTCTGCACGGGAACGGCAGCCGATACGTCCAATCAGAACCAGACGCCATGCACCGGGCGGGAGATCATCGTCGCCCGCAACTCAGGCGCGTCTGGACGCACCGTGACGGTTACCGGCGCAGCAACCAGGGGAACTAACCGAACCGCGTCAATCTCTGCCGATTCCATCGCGGCAGGGGTATCGCAGGTCTATGGTCCCTTCCCGGTTGACGGCTGGCGTCAGGCGGACGGGATGCTCTATTTCGAGGCGAACAACGCGGAAGTGCTGTTCACCGTTCTCCGGCTGCCGTCCGCGCAGTTCGGCACATAGGAGGGCGCTATGCCTACGACTGCACGCGCGGCAACCGGAACCCAGATTCAGTCTGGCGACGGCGCGACACCGACCGAGAACTTCACGACTATCGCCGAAGTGACCAGCCTTCCCGCGCCGGCACTCTCGACCGATACCGTGGACGTGACCGCGTTCGATTCGGGCGGCTACCGGCAGCGGATTGCCACCCTCAAGGACGTCGGCGAGTTCACCATCGGGATCAACTTCAACAACGGGTCTGGACACGATCTGCTCTATACCCGTTGGCAGGCGGGTCAGGCCGGTCTTGCCAACTACAAGATCATCGTGCCGACATCACCGACCGCCACGTTCCTGTTCGCGGCAACGATCACCGGATACGAGTTCGATCTTGCCCCGGACGGTGCGGTGACCGCGACCGTCACCTTCACGCCAACTGACGGCATTACCAAGTCCTAACGGGTGTCCAGGCGTCCCGGTGCTCACCCCAACGGTGACGCCGGGCACCATCTTCGAAAGGGTGAGATTCGATGACTGAGAAACGGACGTTCAGCGCAGCGGACGCGGGCCAGTTCCGGACCCGGAACCTGAAGACCGTAGACGCGCCGGAGTTGGGGGAAGACTTGCAACTCAAGGTGCGGGGAATGATGGCCGGGGAATACCTGGCCGTCACCAAGTTCTCCGAGGACCCGGCGATGGCCGAAGACGCGACGGCAATCATGGAGACCGCGTTCCTGATCTTCCGCAACTGCGTGGTGGATGACAACGGCGAGCAGGTGTTTGCCAGTCTCCCCGAAGGGGGCGAGCGTGACTATCCCGTTTCTCTGATCTTCCGGGTCATGGAAGCCGTTTTCGGACTGTCCAACATCGACCTCGATTCGCTTCCCGCTGATGTCCGCCAGAAGGTTCAGGACGCGCAGACGGACTACGAGCCGGACGCTGACGCGGGAAAAGACAGTACGCCGGATTCTGGGAACTCCGCTTCCGGCTAGCGCGTGATCTGGGCAAGACCGTTGCCTGGATCGATGAGTACATGACGGCACGTGAGGCACTTGAATGGCAGTTGACCTACGCCATGCAACCAGTCGGAGAGGACGCCGCGAACATTCGCACGGCGCTCCTGCTGATGCCGCACGTCGATCCGAAGCGGCGGGCGCGTACCGAACTGTGGGACGTCAACCCGCTGATTCCGAAACCTGCCGACAAGACGCTCAGCGCCGACGCAACCGTGACCGCGTTCGATTCGCTCTTCGGATTGGTGGATCCTGATGGGCGGACTGCTTGCTAAATTGCTGTCCGCGCTGGAACTCCAAGACGGAGTCTCCGGCGAACTAGACAAGCCAAGGAAATCGGTCAAAGACTTCGCCAAAGACATGGGCGCGATGGGGACCAAGTTCACCGCGACCGTGACGACTCCGATCGTTGCGGGATTCGCGCTCATGGTGAACAGTGCGTCCGACCTTGCCGAGTCCACGTCCGCCGTCGAAGCCACCTATGAGGATGCGGCCGGCACGATCATTGACGCGTCCGAGGATTCGGCCAACGCCGTCGGCATGAGCCAGCAGGAATACCTGGACGCCGCGAAGTCGCTCGGTGTCTATGCCAAGGCTGCCGGTCTCTCGGGTGAGGCCATGACCGATTTCGGCATGGACACGATTGGCGCTGCTGCCGACCTCGCCAGTTTCCACAACGCTGACCCGACCGAGGTTCTGGACGCCATCAAGGCTGGATTGACCGGCGAGACGGAGCCGCTCAAGCGATTCGGCATCATGATGAACGAGGCCAGCGTTCAGGCGAAGGCCATGGAGATGGGGCTGGTCGGGGCCAATGGCGAGATCAGCGAAGAGAACAAGATACTCGCCCGTCAGCAGATCATCATGGAACAACTCGGTCCGGCACAAGGCGACTTCGCGAAAACATCGGAAGGGCTGGCCAACCAGCAGCGCATCATGAAGGCACGGCTCAAGGACGTGTCGGCACAGTTCGGCAAGTTCCTCCTGCCCTACATGCTCAAGGCCACCAAAATCGCGAGCAAGTTGCTGACGTGGGTTGAAGGGCTATCCGACCGCAACAAGAAGCTCGCCCTTGCGATGGCCGGTCTCGCGGCGGCTATCGGCCCGGTGCTGATTGCGCTTTCGATGATGCTGCCCGCGCTTGCATTGCTGGTATCTCCCATCGGCCTGATCGTGATTGCACTGGCTGCACTCGGCATGGCCTACGCGACCAACCTGTTCGGATTCCGGGACGCGGTCAACGCGGTGGCAAAGGTTGTCTGGGAGATTCTGAAACCCATTGCCGCGTTCGGTAAGGCGCTCTACGACGCATTCACGTCAGGCAAGCCGGTCGCTGATCTGGTCGAACAGTTCCCCGGCATCCTGCAGCCGGTCATCAAACCGTTCCTGCTGATCGCTGACGCAATCGGGGATCTGGTTGCCGCGTTCCGGTCGGGCGGTCTGGAAGGACTGCTGAACGAATTGCCCGGCAAGATTCTGCAGATTGCGAAGGCGTTCTTCGATCTCCACAAGGCCGTGCTTGATCTGTTCCTGCAAGGGCTGGAAGCCGCATGGCCGTACGTCAAGGAGTTCCTTGAGAACATCCCTGGCTGGATTGGTGATGCAGTCGGAAAGCTCTATTCGGTTCTGCGACCAAAGGCAAACGATCTGCTGAACGGCTTCAAGGAGCGGTTGAACCAGAAGTGGTCGGAAACGCGCACATGGCTCAACGGTCGCAAGGAAGCCATTCGAACGGCATTCGGCGAGGCCGTCACCTTCCTCGCACAGAAGGGCACGCAGCTCATTGCAGGGTTCTTCACGGCGGTGCGCGACAAATGGGCTGATGTCCGCGACTGGCTGAACGGACGCAAGGAAGCCATCAAGCAATCGCTCGGAGAAACCATCGGCACGCTGCGAGAACGCGGTGAGGATTTGATCGACGGATTCTTCGGTGGGGCGAAAGCACTGTTCGGGGTGGCCGGTGATGGCAAGGACACGCTGGTTGGCTGGATCACCAAGATTCCTGGCTACATTCTGAACCACCTGACTAACGCGCTCGACGGTGTCATTGGTGACATTCGCGGAGCAGGTAATGACCTGCTCAGTGCGTTCTTCAACGGTCTCAAGCTCATCTGGGGCGGAACCGGCGGCGAAGAAGGCGGCATGGAGGGGTGGATCAGAGGGCTTCCCTGGAAACTAACGTCGGCCATTGCGGGCGCGGTTTCCGCTGCATACCAGTCTCTCAAGAACGCCGGGGCCGCACTCATTCAGGC